CTTCAGGAACTGCAGTGGTAGATGTATTTACTTCAAGCATCCAGCGATAATGGCTAAGAAACCTTATAACTCTATGACGAGTACAACAACACCTGTTTGGGAAAAGAAAAGACCTGCTTCTTTGGGTAAATCTAAGAAACTTACACCAGCACAAAAAGCATCAGCTAAAGCTTCTGCTAAAAAAGCAGGTCGCCCATATCCTAATTTAGTTGACAATATGAAAGCAGCGAGGAAAAAGAAATGAAAATGGAAAAGACACCAATGGGCATGGCTTATGCAAAAGCAAAACTGTCATCTAAACAAAAGAAAATTGCTTCTGCGGCTGAACCAATAAACGCAATAACTGGCGCAGATTTTAAAGCGCTTAAAAAGAAACCAAAGAAAAAGAAGTAATGGCTAAAACTCCTGCTTGGCAAAGAAAAGAAGGCAAAAGTCCTACTGGTGGACTAAATGCTAAAGGTCGTGCATCAGCAAAAGCTCAAGGTATGAATCTAAAACCACCAGTATCCGCTAAGCAAGCAGCTAAGTCTCCGAAAGCAGCAGCTAGGCGTAAATCATTTTGTGCAAGAATGGGTGGCAACCCAGGTCCAATGAAGGATTCAAAAGGTCGCCCTACTCGCAAGGCTTTGGCTTTGCGTAAATGGGATTGTTAATTTAAACAGGAGAAGGAATAAAATATGGCAAGAGAATCTAACCAAAATAAACTATCTACTCAAAGAAGTCGTGTTGAATACGCTAAAAAATGGCGTGTTAATGAAAGCTACGACAATCTATGGCAACGACTAATTAATCTTTACAGAGGTAGGCAATACCGTGGTATGGCTACTGGTGATCGTTTGCTTGTCAATATTTGTTTTTCTACTATCAATACACTAGCCCCTTCGGTTGCTATCGGAAGACCAAAGATCAATGTAAACCCTCGTAAACCATCAGATGGCGATAAAGCTATTCTTACAGAATCTATTATTAACTATTGGTGGCAGCATTATGATTGCCAAAGTGAATTTCAAAGAGCAGTAAAAGATTATTTGATTATTGGTCATGGCTGGGTTAAGACTGGTTATCGTTTTGTTGAGGAATCAAAATTAGATAATATTGAAGATACCGCTGATGAAGCAGCAGATGATAATGTTACAAGCGATGTAGAATCAAGTTTTATTATTAGAGAAGATAGACCGTTTGCGGAAAGAATTAATCCGTTTGATATGTTTGTTGATCCAGATGCAGCCAACATGGATGATGCCCGTTGGATTGCTCAAAGAATACGCAAGCCTTTTAAAGATGTACAGAATGATACTAGGTATGAGGCTGCTGCTAGGAAAGAATTAACTCCTTCATCTTTCCGTAGTTATACAGATTCTAGTTATCAAGAATCATATGATTCAAATAACAAAGATGATTCCTATTGTGATATTTATGAATATTATGATATTAATACTGGAGAGATGTCAGTGTTTTCGGATAGCGGAGACAAGTTTTTAATTAAACCAGTAAAGATGCCTTATGTTTTTGGGCATCCTTTTGTTATGTTGCGTAACTATGATATTCCTAACTTCTTTTATCCGATGGGTGAATTAGAAGCGATTGAACCATTGCAGTACGAATTAAACGAAACTCGTACCCAGATGATGAACCATAGAAAGCGTTACTCACGCAAATGGCTTATTCAAGAATCTGCCTTTGATGATTTCGGTAGACAAATGTTGGCTTCAGATGATGACAATGTGATGGTGCCTGTTAAGGGTTCAGAGAACCTTAATAATGTCGCAGTCCCAATGCCAGCATTGATCAACCCTCCTGAGTTCTATAATCAATCTACTCTTATTCAAAATGATATTGACCGTGTGTCTGGTGTCTCAGAATACCAGCGTGGTGCTATTCCAGAGACTACAAGAACTGCTCGTGAAGCATCTATTATTGCTGAAGCTGGTAATGCTAGAGTTGCAGAAAAGCTTGTTTATATTGAAAACTCTATTGCCCAATGTGCTTCTAATATTATTATGTTGGCTCAACAATATTTAACTGGTGAACAGACTATTAGAATTCTTGGTACTGAAGCATCACCAGTTTGGCTAACATTTGATAAAGATTATATTTCTGGTCAATTTGATTTTACTGTAGAAGCAGGATCAACTGCTCCTCGTAATGAAGCTTTCCGCAGAGATATGGCTCTACAAATTGTTTCAGCAATGCAACCATTTGCACAAGCTGGTCTTGTAAATCTACCAAAATTGGCTGAGTATGTTTTAACTACTGGATTTGGAGTAAAAGATGCATCAACATTCTTACAACAACCACAGGCTCCAGAGGCTCCACAAGCCCCACAAGATCAAATGCCCCCAGGCTTACCGCAAGGTGCTGATCAGGAAATGCCTCCAGAATTAATGGCAATGATGCAAGGTGGTCAACCACCAATGGATCAGCAGCCAGTCCCTAACCCACAAGCTGGCGGGGATTTAGAAAGTTTATTGGCAAGTTTACCACCTGAAGTGTTACAACAATTGTTGGCACAACAGGGGCAACCACCAGTAATGTAATGAAATAAGCTAATAAGAGGAAACAATAGTTTCCACGGAACAACCACAGAAGGCAGGACTCCATGACAGACATAAATGATATTAACGCTAGTGCTATTGACGACACGAGTAGCCCCCAAGACGGACAAGCTATAGATACGGCAGAAGTGCAAGTAGAAACTCCACAAGAAGAATTAGATATTTTTGACTTTGCAGAGGTAGGCGACAAGTTCGTTAAACTCCAAGTAGATGGTCAGGAAGTAACAGTTCCTTTAAAGGAGGCTCTAGCTGGCTACCAGCGTCAAGCGGATTATACCCGTAAGACACAGGAAATCAGTGAACAAAAGAAGCAATTGCAGTATGCTGCAGCTTTGCAAGATGGTTTGCAAAACAACCCAGCAGAAACTATAAGGCTATTGCAACAACAACTAGGTCTTGACACTCCTCAACAAGAAATTGAAGAAGATGTATGGCAAGACCCAGCAACTGTTCAATTAAAGGCTTTAGAGAAGCGACTTACAACCTTTGAAAATCAAAGGGCTGTGGATGAGCTAACAAAAACAATTGATTCTTTAACGGGCAAATATGGTGATGACTTTGATGCAGATGAAGTTGTATCTAAGGCGCTTGCTACAGGGGCAACAGATTTAGAAGCAGTTTTTAAACAAATTGCTTTTGATAAAATTTACTCCAAAGCAACAGAAGCTAATAAGAAATTAGCCGATGAGCAAGCTCGTTTAGATAATAAGAGAGGGCAAGCAAACCTTGTTTCCTCTACAACATCTTCTAAAGCAACTTCAGTACCTAAATCTGCTCCACCAAAAACCGTATTTGAGGCTTATGAGGCGGCGCAAAAAACTCTAGGCATAAACTAAATATCACCATATAAATATATGGTGTCTAACTTAATCATAGGAGATTAAATAACATGGCAGGAAACAGTAATTTTGATGCAATTCTCTCAACGACATTGCAAAACTACCGACCAACATTGGTAGACAACATTTTCACAGCAACGGTACTTTTGGATCATTTGAATTCAAAGGGTCGTGTGGTAATGGAAGAAGGCGGTACTTCAATTGTAGAACCGCTGGTATACGCAGCTAATGATACAGCAGGATCGTACTCGGGTTATGATGCAATTGACCTTACCCCACAGGAAGGCATTTCAGCTGCTAATTACAACTGGAAGCAGATGGCTGCTTCTATTGCAATCAGCGGTATTGAAGAAGCACAGAACCGTGGAACAGAGGCAATTATTAAATTGCTGAATGCAAAGATCATGCAAACAGAAGAGTCAATCAAGGAATCCTTGAACGACATGTTGTACGCAAACAGCGTTGGTAACGGCGGAAAAGACTTCCAAGGTCTTGGATTCATCATTGATGCATCTAACACTGTTGGTGGTATTGATGCAAGCACTAACACATGGTGGAGATCATATGAAGAGAACACCTCCGCAGCGTTGACTCAGTTGCAAATGGCAACAGCATACAACACTGCTTCAAGAGGCAGTGATGTACCAGATATGATTGTTACAACTCAGACTTTGTTTGAGAAGTACGAATCATTGTTGACAGCACAAGTTCGTTACCAAGATGTGACGAAAGCCAACTCTGGTTTCCAGAACTTAATGTTCAAGCAGACCCCAGTTGTGTTTGACGTTTCTTGTCTATCAGGCAACATGTTCTTCATGAACAGCAAGTACCTCAAGTTGACTGGTATGAACGGTCATTGGTTTAACACCACTGAGTTCCAAAAGGGAACCGTTGCAGGCGTTGACGCTCGTTATGCGTTGATTCTTTCGTTCGGTGAACTTACTTGCAGCAACCGTGCTCGTCAAGCAAAACTCACAGCAAAGACAGCTTAATTAAGAATTGTAAAGGGTGGGGGCTTGAAGGTAAGCCCCTACCATTTACTTTAAAATAAAACAAACAAGAACTTAACAGATAGTTAGGTATCTGCCGAAAGGCAAGGAGAAATAACAACTATGGCAACAAATAATAAATACATCGTAGAACGCACCAATGTTCTATCAGCAGATGTAACATTGGGTACATCATACGCAGCACTTGACGCAAACGACTTCGGTTGGTACGGCAAGGCAGGAGAAACTTACGAGTTTGAAGCTCGTGTAGCTTATTCAGCAGCAAACGCAACCGATGGAGCAGCATTCTCAGTTACTGCAACTGCAACACCAACAGCTATTGCATTCGTTTCGGTATACAACACCGATGCAACAACTTCTGTTCGTACAGCAGGTGTAGCAATTGACACTCCAGACCACGGTTCTGCTTCGGTAGCAATCGGAACTGGCTTGAACCAAGCATTTGTTTCTGGTGTAATTACACCATCAGCAGACGGAATGATTGAAGTTAGCGGTATTGCAGAAAACGCAACAACTATTATTGCCAAGGGCGGACTTTCAGTCCTCGCTTGGAAGCGTGTATTTGTTGGCGACAACGAATAATAATCGCTAATTAATTAAAGATCGGTTAGTACGGGGAGTTTAAAAGTTACCATCCTTCGGGTAACTCTCCCCGTATTGGCTATTTATAGGCTTATTATAGGTAACAAAACAAACAGTATATAGAAGATATTTTAATCGGAGGATTATAATGGCTCAAAGAGAACATGTATCAAAACCACAAATGCTTGCTGGAACTGAGCCGTATGGATCAGTATCAGGAACTGAATTGTCAAATATCATGCCTGCAGGTGGTATGATGCCAGGGATGGAATTAGCTCCTCCGAGCGGTAGACCATATTTTGTGCAGTATGAAACTTGCAATGCTATTACAAAAGTAGGTGAAATATGTCAAGGTCCAGTTTCTCAAGGAACAAGCCTTTGCATTGGTCATTTACGAGCGCTTGCTAATAAAGTCTCTCCTCTTGCCGAAGGGGAAGTTTTTGATGCTTCAAAGCTTGCACAAAGAGCATTTGGAGAATCGGTAGAATAATTGGTATAGGAGATTATAAATGGCAGCCCCGTCAACAACACTAACAACTGGTTTAAATTCTTTTTATTTAATTCAATTAATTGAATCTTTGTCTTTATTAGAAATTGGATATAACCCAGATGTTGATGATATTAATCAAGACTTGGTGTTGCAATTTATTAAAGAAGGTTATCAAAGAATTGTCGCTCTAGATAGCCGACTCCCTTGGTTCCAAACTTCTTACCAAATTCAAACCCTTGAAGATATTCGTGACTATAGTACTAACTTTGTTTTAGTCACTACTTGGTCCCCATATATTACAACCCCACAAGCAAACTTAACTACAGCAAGCATTAGAGAAATAATCAATGTTGTGTCAGTTCAAGGTGAAGATGAGACTGCTGGGTATGGACTAGAGTTAATTTATCTTGATAACTTTAAAGCACAACAGATTTGGAATGGAACAACAGACCAATCTAATATTCCAGCATACTGGACTCTTTGGAATAACTCACTTAGATTATATCCAAAACCAAATGGTGTATATACTTTAAACATTTTGGGTTATCGTCAACCAGATTATAGTTGGTTAACAGATTCTAATAACTCAGAAAGTGTTCAATATGTAGATATTAATAATGAGTTTCATATGATGCTTGTTAACTTTACCCTTGCTCGCATTTTCCAGTTCCAAGAAGATTCGGAAATGGCTAATGTTTATATGAAGCATTTTGATACTGGTGTAACCCTTGCTAAAGCAAATTTAACATCCCCTAATAATAACCAGCCTATAATTCTAAGCGGTGGTTTACAATTGACTGGTACTTATTTGTCTGGTTCATTTGCTGGAATCCAAGTATTACCTGGGAGTCCACCATTAGGTAGAATGTACTAAATGGCAACGATCAGTTTTAAACAAGTATTTGATTTTACAGGAGGTTTAAACTTTCGTGCTGACCAGTTTCAGTTAGCTGAAAATGAATCTCCTGGTATGATCAATGTTGAAATTGATCCAAGAGGCGGAGTCTTTAGTCGTGCAGGGTATCAAATAAAGCATGCGACTGCTGTTGTTAACCCAGGGACAGCTTGGAATCCTAAAACTTTATTTAATTATAAAGACACTGCAAGTCCACATATTATTCTTTCCACTGGGTATGCATCTGCTGCTAATGGTAAAATTCGTAAATCAACTGGTGGTAATTTTACTGTTCTTTCAATTGATGCTTTTAATACCGTTCCAGTAGTATCAACAAATGGTGCTTCCATTACTCAATGGGAAGACACTATTTATATGGCGGTTGGGAAAGGTTCTAGCTTTATGTATAGCTGGACTATTGGAGATGTCTATGCAACACAGTTGGCTGCATCTGGACCAACATGGCAACCTTATGAGATTCCTGCAGGCGGTTATATGCCCCGTGCAGAACATGCAAGGGCTCATGCTAATAAATTGTTTGTAGCTAATACTTTTGAAGATGGTACAGCGTACCCAAATAGATTGCGTTGGTCTCATGAATCTTTGCCAACAAATTGGTACCAAGATGACTATATTGATATTATTGCTGGCGGAGAGGGAATTACGGGGATACAGATAATTGATGGTCAATTATTGATATTTAAACCAAAAGCAATGTATCTTTTGATGGGCTACGATGCGGACAGTTTTCAGCTTGTAGAGTTAACAACGCAACTGGGTATAGATTACCCTCAGCAAGCTTGTGAGGGCGCTGGAGGCGTTTTCTTCTTTGATTACCCCAATGGACTGTATTTCTATAATAGAAATGGGATTCAGGATATTTTTGATAGAATTAGACCAATTATTACAGAAAGAGAAGTTAATACAGATGTTTTAGAAAACATTACACTTACCTTTATTAGAAATAGATTATGGGTTTCTTTACCATACAATCCATCATCTGTAGCACCACCGCCAGAACATGCAAGTGTTAATTTGATTTTTGATCCAACTATTGGTGGTCAAGGCGCTTATACAATGTTTCAAACTGCTCCATACTTTGATCCATTAGTTGCATCTCCAGACGAGGAGTTTGTTGCTGGATACGGTTTGGTTAATGGCTGTGAATGGCGTGATGTAAATGATGTCCCTTATTATTTAATGGTTGTCCCATATGAAGATTATGCTTATGTTATGTATGTTGATGATTATGATAATGATCTAGACGATGCACCCGCTACATTTACTGGTCAATTTGCATCATATTATACAACGCCGTTTTTTGATGACGATAGATATGTACAACTTAAAACTTTTATTCGCCCATACTTTGTATTAAAAGAAGTTGATTCAGCAACAGCTATTCGTTTAAAAACATACAAGAATTATGATGAGACCAATCAATCTGGTGGAACTAGAATAATCACTTTAAATCCGATTGTATCTGGTGCAACATACTCAACTTCGGGCGCTGGTGGTGTTTACGGTACTGCTGTTTATGGCGTTAGTACAATAGGATCACAAATCAAAAGAAAAGGTATTGCCCCTCTTGGAAAAGGGTACGCAATACAATTGCAATTTGAGGGTCCCGATGATAATACAGATGATACAATATATCCTGGAAGAAAATGGGGTTTAAACAGTATCGCTTACAAATTTAAAAGGAGAAAAATTCGTGGAACATAATATTAAAATGAGGTATACATCATGGCAACAATAACTATTCCGTTTACATTCGCTAATGGAGCACCAATTGTTGCTTCAGAGCATAACGCAAACAACGCTGCAATTGAAACTTTTGTTAACAACCTTGCCGCTGGAACAGGTTTTGACGCAGGGGCAATTGGAACAGCAACTATTGCTGCTGCTTCAGTAACAACGGCAAAACTCGCTGCATCGTTAGCGCTCACTACACCAGATGTTGGTGCAGCAACAGGAACATCATTAAGCACTACTGGTAATGTTGTATACCATTTAGCTACAAACGCTCAGGTAATTTCATATACATTAGTACTTTTAGATGACGGAAAAATTGTTGAGGTTTCATTCGCTTCAGCAAATGCTTTGACTGTACCATTGAACGCTACTGTTGCCTTCCCTGTTGGAACACAGATTACTGTTCTTCAAACGGGTGCTGGACAAACAACAATTACAGCAACTGCAGGAGTTACCATTAACGGAACACCAGGTCTTAAGTTAAGAGCACAATATTCTGGTGCTACTTTAATTAAACGAGCAACCAATACTTGGATTGCCATTGGAGACTTAGCAGCCTAATGCCTCTTCTTGGCGCTGTTGGGGGTGGTGGGGATGTCCCATCAACACCAGGAACGCCTTCTGCAACCAACGGTCAGAACGCATC